GAGACCAGTTCCACGCTCGCAGCGGGCACTTATAAAGTCATTTGTGTGGCCTTAAGCTTTGATGGCTATAAAAGAGCTTCACTGAACCATGGCGTTAAACAACGCTTTGAGCGCTTTAATGCCGATGGCACGAGCGACTTCGTCAATGGCGGCTCAGCCATGAAGTCCGCCGCGGCGAGCGTCACCATTGCAGCGAACACTAAAAAGGCCATTCAAGCCACTGTCACGCCCGTGAATGGGGCGGTGGCTTATGCATGGTATGTGGGCGAGGCTGGCAAAGAAACCTTACAAGCCATCACCTATGCGAATAGCGTGTCGATTCACCAAGAATTAGCCACGCTTCGCCAAGCCGCCAGTGAGATCACTGCGGATTGCTCGGCGGACCCTTTTGTGTTTGATGGCCTACTGTATCAAGCCTTCAAAGAAGGCAGTGGCGCCCAAATTATCAATTTGGACAACGGTGTCTTTGGTAAAGGGACTTCATTGACCTCCGATGGGGCAGGCGGCATTAACGAGATTGACCAAGTGCTGTTGAATTATTGGGACCACTTAAAAATGAGTCCCACCCAAATGGTGATGTCAGCGCGCACTCGCAAAGCGGTGTCGGATCGCATTGTTAAAAATAGCAATGGCACGTCCATCACGCCTTTGTTGCAAATTGTAACCGATGTATCGAACCAATCCGAGCATGTGGGGACCACGCAAGTGACCCAATACTTAAATAAAATCACCGGTCAAATTATTGATATGGTGATTCACCCGGATATGGTCGATGGCATGATTTTGTTTTATGCCTTAAGCGTGCCCTATCCTTTGAGTGGCATTGGTCATATCTGCCAAATCAAAACGCGTCGCGAATACTATCAAATTGAGTGGCCTATTCGCACCAGACGCTATGAGTATGGGATTTACTGCGACGAATTGTTGCAGCATTACTTCCCCCCCTCTTTGGGCATTTTACGCAATATTAATGTGATTGATTAATGTGAATGGGCGCTTAAGACTTTTTTAGGCGCTTCATTTTAGGCAAGGATTGAACCCATGAAAACGATGAAAGCACCCGAAGGCACCCATGAAGTCAATTTTGAGGGGGTGCATTACCCGGTTAACGAGAATGGTTGCGTGACTATACCGGATCACGCGGCTTTAACGCTTTACCAATTCGGCTTTGTGAATGCGAAAAAAACCGCTCAAAAACCTTTGGCAAAAGCGACTTAACCCGCGATGGACAGCGTCGTCAATGAGCCGGATTTAGTCAGTTTAGCCGCAGCCAAAGCGTATCTGAAGATCCCTGAGAATGACCCCACAGAGGATGCGCTATTAACCACGTTAATTGCCGGCCTATCGGCACAAATCACCCACTATATTGGCCGGGGTTTAGTGCAACAAACCTATCATGAGCTCTTCAATGGCTCCGGCAAATGCGTGTTATGGCCCAAGCAATATCCGATTGTGTCCTGCTTGGCGTTACTCATCAATGACAGGGCGATTCCTTGTGCCCAAACAATCCATGACAGGGGTTTTCGTCTAAGCCAAAGTACCATTTATTTACAAGGCGCCATTTTTGAAAAAGGCTTTCAAAATATTAGTGTCACTTATATTGCGGGGCAAGAGACTTTAAGCCCTGACATTACGCTCGCTTGCCTCATGGGTATTGAAAAAGCCTTTCGCAACCAAGAAAAGCAAGGGGCTTTAAGCCAAAGTTTAGCCGGGCAAAGCGTGACTTGGCCACAAAAGGAATTCGATGACACCATGAAAACGCTCTTAAATCCCTTTAGGCGAATTGTATGATTGTACTGAATTTAATTGGGGACAATGCTTGGGTGACGCGCCTTTTGCAAATCCCTTTGTCTAGCGAAAAAGCCTTGCGCGACAGCTTGTTTCGCCTGGTATTGCGCTTACAAAGAACCATTCAGTCCGACAAACTCTCAGGTCAAGTCTTACGAGTTAAAACCGGCACCTTGCGACGCAGCATCACGCACCAGTTAATGGTGGAGCCGGGGCTCGCCATCACGGGGGTCGTTAGTACGAATGTGACTTATGGGAAAGTGCATGAATATGGGTTCAGTGGGACTTTATCGGTCAAAGCGCACTGCCGACAAATCAAGTGGGCATGGGGCAAACCCTTAAAGCATGAAGTCAAAGCCATGATCAAAAGCCACACCCGAGCGGTGAACTACCCGGCGCGCTCCTTTTTAAGAAGTGCGCTTTATGAGATGAAAAATGAAGTGACCCAAACCCTTTCGCAAACCCTTAAAAATACCCATTCATCATGCGCGAAGTAATTTACCAAGCGCTTTGGGAGCAATTCGCGGGTCTTGATGAGTTTAAAACCAAATCCCGTCGCTTAAAGCATTGGTCAGCGGTGGATAAACGCTTGCAACCCGCCCTTTTTATGGCGCAAGTAGGCGAAACCACCCAAGCGCGATCAGGCATGCTCACCCAATGGCAACTGAATGTGGACTTGTATATTTATGTGTTTGTCAATGAAAACCAAGCCGCCAGCCAACAGCTTAATCCACTCTTAGATTTAGTGTGTCAAGCCATTCAACCCAACCCTACCGGGATTAATAATTTAGGCCTTGAAGCGGTCACGCATTGCGCCATTGATGGAAAAATTGAAACAGATGAAGGAACGCTCGGCAACCAAGCCATTGCGATTGTTCCGGTGACTATTTTGGCTTGTTTTTAATAAGGAAAACGAATCATGCAATATACCTTCGGTAGTGGCATTTTATGGGGTACCCCCTTAAAAGATGCCTTTGGTAGCGACATTACGGTTCCTAGCCCCGTTATTTTTGGCTCCTTGCAAGACGCATCCGTCGACATTTCTTTTGAAACCAAAACCCTGCACGGACAAAGTCAGTTTCCGGTTGCAGTGGGTCGAGGCAAAGGCAAAGTCACGGGCAAAGCCAAGTTTGCGCAGATTAATGGGCAAATTTTTAATGCGCTTTTTTTTGGACAGCATCTTAAAAATGAGCGCGAAGCGGTTCACTATGACACGGTCGGTCAATCCGTCCCCGACACCGCTCGCATTGAGTTAAGACTGCAAACCGGCAAAAGTTTTTTGCGCAATTTGGGGGTGTTAAACCACGAAGGCAAGACCATGACGCGTATTGCTTCGGGCTCTTGTGGCACGAACCAGTATATTGTGGATGACTTGGGCAACTACACCTTTTCAACCACCGCCGTGGCTCAAAAAGTGTTTATTAGCTATTCTTTTTCGGTGGTTGAGCTCGATGCGAAAGCATCCACCGTTTTTAATATGCCCATGGGTTATGCCCCGGCTTTCAGAGCCGATTTATTTATGCCATTTCAGGGCAAACAATTCATTGTGTCTTTGCCCAACTGTATCGGCTCAAAACTGGGCTTTAGTGCCAAAAATGATGATTTTGCCGTGCCTGAATTTGACTTTGAAGCCTTTGCGAACGATGCGGGCGAAGTCTTAGCTTGGAGTACCAGCGAATAATGGATACGCTTGTAAAACACCCAGGCATTGCCACTGACTTAGGCGGCACCTTGTATGTCATCCCCCCGATTGCATTAGGTGCCTTAGAGCAATTGCAAGACCGAATTGCGAAATTTAATGGCGATGTGACCGACTTTTCGCAAATTGCCACCGTCATTGATGCGGCCTTTGCCGCCTTAAAGCGCAACTACCCTGATATCACGCGCGAAGAAGTCGCCTCTGCCATTGATGTGGGCAATATGGCTGAAGTCTTTGAAGCGATTATGGATGTGTCGGGCCTAAAGCGCAAAGAAAGGCAAAACCAAGCGGGAAAGCCATTGAGCCAGGAGGCGACCCCATAAATTGGTCAGCGATTTATGCGCATATCATTGCTTCAACCGGCTGGACTTGGCAAACCATTGCCAATGAAATGGATTTGCCTAAACTGGCCGCGCTGAACGATTACTGGAAAACGCACCCGCCCATTCATTTGTTGGTGGCCGCTTTTGTGGGCTTTAAACCCGCACCGAACACACCCGAATCAAGCAGCGACGATGCGGCCGAATCCATCATGACCCTCTTTCCTCAATAAAGGACAACAATCGCATGGATCAAACCATCGATGTGCGAATCCGCGCCCAAACGGCTGAACTAAAAGCAGGCCTGAATCAAGCCGCCACAATCACGAAAGAAGCAGCCCAAGCCATGCGCCAATCGTTGGCCGGGGCCACCGCCAGCATGCAACACTCGATGAGTCAAACCTCAGCGAGGATAGCCACTTCAGGTGCTACCATGAGCACCGCGATGAAAGCATCCGCTGATGCGATGAAAATGAGTGTGGCCAGTATGGGTGGCGCCTTCTCCAATTTATTCACCGTGTTGGCCAAAACGCCGGCACAGTTAGGGTTGGTGGTGGCCGCTTTTGCAGGCTTAGCGGCCATTAAAAAGGGTGTATCCGATACGCTTGAATTCACTGAAGCGTCCATGGATTTGGGTAGAACCTTAGGTGTATCTGCTTCCCAAGCGAGTATCTTTAAATTAGCGGCGGAAGATTTGGGTTTTACCCAAGGTGAATTAGAAGGCGCATCAAAAGGATTAACAAGACAGTTAAAGAGCAATGAAGGTGGCATGAATGCGATGGGCCTAACAACACGTGATGCCAATGGCAATTTCAAGTCGCTTGATAAACTCTTAACCGATGGCATTAGCCTTTTAAACACTTACAAAGAAGGTACAAACAGAAATGTAGCCGCGCAAGCTTTATTCGGCAGGGGCCTGAGTACTTCCTCCAAATTGATGCTCTATAACGCTGAAAAGCACAAAGAGCTCGAGATGATGGCCAAAGACCTCAATCTGATGGTGGGTACAAGATCCGTTGAGGCGTGGAATAAATTAGATCAATCAATGGATACCGTTGGCTTTGTGTTTAAAGCCATCTTCAAAATGATCGGGGACACCGTTATCCCCATCTTTAATCAATTAGCTGATCTCTTGCGAGATGCATTGCCTAGCGCAATTCTTATATTGAAAATCGCCTTTGGTGGTCTTGCCATCGCCATGAATATTGTGGTGGCGGCTGCCTCGCATATTGTGTATGCGCTGATCAATGCTTTCAACACAGTCAAAATAGTGGGAATCGCCATCGGGGAGGTGATATCAAAGACAATGACGGGGGATTTTACAGGCGCGGCCAATGCGGTTAAAGCAGCGGGTGTAAAGCTCGGTAACGAGTGGGCTACCAATCTTAAAAAAATAGAAAACCGGTTA